ACTGAGCACGGCATCCGAGCCGGAAACCGCCGCGACCGTGCTCCAGTCGATCGTAATGCCGCCGACCGGCTTGTCTCCCTGGCGGCCATCCGCCAGGAGCTGGATCGACGTCCCGACGACGCCGAGGACCGTTCGTCCGAACATGGTTCATGCGCGGGGCCTGGCCCCGCCCTCCCGTGTGTGCTGGTGGGTTGAGAGAACGCGAAGGACGGAAACAGGCGATGCTTAGGCCTTCGACCCGCTGCCCTTGCGGCCGAGGAACCGGTCATTCTGCTCACGCGCTCGCTCGAGCGCGGTCTTCGGCTGTCCGTCGCCGTTGTGGCTGAGCGTTTGCAGGTTGGCCGGCTTGCTGCCGCTGGCGACGTTTTCCGTGGTCAGCCCATGCGGCCGGGCCGAAGCCTGGAGCGACTTCAGCGCAGACAGGCGGCTGAACCCATCCACGGGGCTGTCAAGGTCATCGATCGCGGCCTGACGCAGCGCCGGCCGCAGGCTCGTGAGCTGCGCTGCCGTCACGCGATCGGCGGCCTTCTCAGCGGCGCAGAACTGGTCCACGTCGGCATCGATCGCCGCCAGTTTGGCCTCGCGGCGCTCAGCCGTGCGGGCCTCCTCGGCATCCTTGAGCCGCTTGTTCGTCTCGGCAAGTTGGGCTTGCAGCTTCGTGACCTCGGGGTCGGCCGGAGCCGGCTCGATCCGGCCGGCCGAGAACTGGGCTGACGGGGACGGCGTCGGTCGGGCCGCCAGGGCATTGACATCATCGTCCAGCTCGAACTCGTCGCCGGGCTCGGCACTGGAGACGCCGAGCAGCCCGAGCAGCCCGGACAGGGAGATCTTGCGAGGCATGGGTTTCCCCTCGTGGTGGAATGCGGCCGCATGGCCGGAGTCAAAAAACCGGCGGGAAACCCCGCCCCGGTGATTCGTGTTGAGCAGGTGCCCATAGGCAAGCTGGACCTGGGCCAGCTCACGCGAGTCGAGCAGGCCGCCCTTCATGGCCGTCAGTGCCCGGCGAAAGCCCGCTCCCGGCACGGCGCCATCGAAGACGGCCGAGATCTCCCCGGCCGTGCCGTTGTGAATCGAGTAGGTGGCGATCCCCTCCGGGACCCCCTTGGCCTTTTGCGCCTGGATCTGATCGCGGCTCATCCGCCGGGTCGTGCCCGGAACGTGGAGGCAGAGGTAGCGGCCCTCGTTGTCGGTGGCCTGGAAGTCGAAGCCGCACACATCGCAGATCGCCTGCCCGCCGTAGATGCCGAGCGACACGTCAAAGATGGTCCCGGCGTCGATCCCGGCCGCGAGACTATCCGTGCTCGGGCCGCTCTGCCCGTTGGGGTACTCACCCGCGAGCATGTAGATGCCCAGGACGACGCGGCTGAACGCCTGCCCGCCCGCCATGGCCCAGGACTCATACCGGCCCGCGAAGGTCCGCCCCATCGGCAGCTCGGACGGTGAGCTCAGCCCCCCGGTCCGGTGCGAGTTCATGAAGGCGAAGCCGGCATCCGCCGCGCCGGCGATGTTCTTCAGCGTCGAGGCATGGAGAAACATCGATCGCGAGCTGACGAAGTTGGTGTTGCCCGCCTCAAGGTACTTCACATGGACCTGTTCCGCGGTCAGCGGGTTGGCGGCAAGCTGGAGCGAGTTGATTCGCTCGAGCGCGGCGGCCCCGGTCGGCATCGTCCCCCGGGCCGAGATCAGCCGGCCCTTCTCGGGAGCGGCCGGCGGCGTGGCCCCGGCCAGCCGCAAGGGGAATGCCTCGAACCCCTGCCGGGCCGCCAGCCGCGTCCGCTGGCGGCACTTGTCCTGGTTGTAGAGCGGCATGGCTGGCATCGGCTTATCCCCCATTGGCTTTCCCGGATCGCTTCGTCTTGCCCTTGGGCTTCGTCTGGTTGTCGGTGCCGTCGTCCGAGCCATCAGACTGGTCGTCGGAGGATGAACCATCCCCCTCGACCGGCTCGCCCTTCCTGACGGCCGCCTGGGCCACCTGGGCGGCCTTGCGCTGCTCGATCCGCGCCCGCATCGCCGCCTCATCAACCGGGGGCAGGCCCAGCCGGTCCCAGATCGCCGGCAACTGGGCCTCATCCACGAACCCCTTCACGAAGGCGTTTGCATAGGCGTTGAGCAGTTCGCCCTGGACGTGGCCGGGGGACCCAAGTGAGGGGATCGGCGTCAGCCGGTCAGCCACCTCGCGGCTCCAGTTCAGGGCGACCCAGCGGTACAGAACCTGCCAGCGCCACATCGCCAGGACCGGGATCCGGCCCCGGGTGAACGCCATCGCGGTCAGGTCTTGGCTCGAATCCGTGTCGGCCTTGCTGCCGTGCTTGGCTTCCTGGACGGCCCGCGAACTGAACAGGATCGACCGGAAGATCTCCATGTCGAACCGATCGAAGCCGTTGTGGTAGGCGCCGCCCTCGGTCCCCGGAGACAGCACGCCTGCCGAGCTCCCATGGGGGAGCGCCAGTCCCGTCCGGCGCTTGTAGCCTTCCAGGGCATCGAGCAACTGCTGGATGACTGAGCGCTCCGTCCGCTTGCCCGTGACCGGATCCACCACGTAATCGGCCTTGGCATACTCGCCGGCCGTCAGGAAGATCGTCGGGTCAGCGAAGTGATGGAGGAACTCGCCGAACTCAGGATACTGCTGGATCTTGAGGTTCCAGGGGTTGTAGGCGGCGCGGAAGCCCGATTGCCCGCGCGGGTCTCGGTGCCGTTTCTTCCAGGTTAGGACCGCGAACTTCTCGGGGTCGTAGTCCTGCCATCCGGCCCCGGTCCAGCCCCGGATCGCCCGCACCTTCATGAAGGCATCGACCCGGAAGTTCCAGGACCAGGCCGGCTTGGGCACGATCGAATCGTGCATCTGCCGATCCTTGTCCTCACCCGTGCCCCACTTGTAGGTGATTTCCCCCAGCGAGCAGCCGAAGGGGCAGGCCTCAAGCAGCTCGTCGAGGATCACGTCAACCGGCTCATCCAGCCCGTTCATCGAGCGGATCCCGGCCTCGCAGATCTCACTGGCCAGCTTCAGGTCGGCCTTGCGCTTCCGCTTGCTGATGACCTCACCCGGGTCCATCTTGATCGCCGGGGAGAGCACGAGGCCATCAGAGAGGATCCCTGCCTTGAGCAACTCGAAGGCGCAGACGACGGCCGAGTCGTAGAGCATCAGCTCATAGACCTGGCGGCCGAACTGCCGCACGACCTGATCGATCGACCGGGAGAGCAGGATCCCGACCTTGCCGAATGCGGGGCCGCCGTAGGGGCCACCGATGATGACCTCAGATCGGGGCTTCGCGTTCACCACCGTCGTCCCATCCACGATGGCGGCCGATCCGGCGTCCGGGGGCGACGATGCGAGTTGGATCTCATCTGGCATGGTGGTGCCCCAGGTACTTCGAGGTTGGCTTTCGCTCGCCGCCACCGGCGGCCGGCGCGCCCTGAGATGGCCGCAGGTGCCCGAGACGCAGCGAGCAGAGAGCGACCAGCAGACCCATCACGCGGTCGTCATGCTTGCCTTTGGTCGCGCCCAGCTTGCCGCCGCGCAGCCGCTTGAAGTGCCGCAGCTCATTCAGCAACGCCACCGAGCGGATCGTCACCAGGCCATCCCGCAGGGCCGCGGCGATCAGGTCCACGCCCGGACCCTTGGACTTGGCCGTGGTCAAAAAGCCAGGGCGGCCATCCTCACCGTTGTAGACCCGCGTGAAGGGTCGTGGCTCGTCCGTCTCCGGGTCGCGTGCCAGCGCGAACGCGATCAGCACCGCATGCCCGTGGTTGTTCCGCTCGATGGCGACCCAGGCGTGGTTGTAGTGGTCCGCGACCTTCATGAGCGCGGCCGCGTACTCATCCGGCTCCCAGTGCCCATGGATCTCGGCAACCTGTTCCCATGTCTCGGCATCCAGCACGGGGCAGGCATCATAGTCGCCCGTCTCCAGCCCCTCCGACACGTCCCCGCCGAGGATGTAGGACCGCCCCGGCTGGGGCAGCGTCCAGACCTTGAGGCCAGGGATGTCACGCAGCGCGGGCGGCAACTCGGCCGGCGCGAGCGGCTCGCGGAGGTTCTGGGCCTGGGCATTGATCCATGCGGCATCGAACCGCATGTTGCCGCTGGCCAGGAACGCCTCGACCGGGTTGGCCGGGTAGTTCTGCGGGATCAGCTTGGGGTCGTTGGACTCCGCGACCCTTGCCCGGAACCACTTGCGGTCCCGGCCGGGCCGGCACCACCAGGGGATGAAGATGGTCCGGAAACCGTTCAGCCCCTCGGTCGCCTTCTCCCAGATCGTGTGGAACAGGCCGCCGATCCCGTTGGCCGTCGAGAGCAGGATGAGCTGGCCGCCGGCGTCGATCGTCGGCTTGATGTTGAGGTACAGCTCATCGCCATACTTCATGTGCGCGGCTTCATCCATCACCACGACGGACGCGGCGTTGCCGATGCCCGCGTTGCGCGTCGCGGGCAGCGACTGGATCGAGGACCCGTTGGTCCAGAGGATCTCGCTGGCATTGTCCTTGCGCGGATCGACCCGGGGCAGCCGGTCGCGGAGCCATTGAGGCAGCCGCTGATAGATCGCCTTCACCCGGCGCAGCAGCTCGTTGGCCTCTTTCTGCCCCTTCGAGAGCAAAAAGATCAGTTGCCCGCGCTGGAATAGGCACCGCCAGAGCACGTAGCCACAGACGGCCCAGCTCATGCCGAGCTGGCGGGCCTTGAGCAGCACGAGCAGGCGGAACGCCATCAGCTCCCAGATCAGACGGACCTGGGCCGGCCAGAGCTGGAACGGCATCGTGCCGGTGGCATTCTCGCCGTGGCCCTGACTATCATCAATAATTCCATAGGCATTGATGAAGTAGGCGCAGTTCGCCGCGCACTTGGCCACCTCGGCGTCAGGGTCGAAGCGGGCCGCCGGCTCGGCCAGGGGATCCGTCTGGTCGAGCGTCGCGGCTGCCATCGCTCATGTCCCCACGGCCTTCAGGTCCTCATCCGGATCGTCCGGATCGAGGCCCGGCGGCTCATCGGGAATCTGCAGGATCTTGGCGCGATGTTCGGCGATGAACTGGTCAAGCTCGCTGGCCGCCCTGGCCAGCGAGACCGAGGCCTCACCCGTCTCAGGGTCGTTCCGGTCCTCGTCATGATGCTGGGCGACGACCCGCTCATAGGCCGTCTGGACCAGCATCAGGCCATCCCGCACCATCAGCCCGGCATAGCGGTGGATCTTGGGGTTGGCGGCCTCGATCGTGTACAGGGCGAGCGAACCATCATCAGCCGGCCGGGTCAGTTCGGTCCTGGTCGTTGGCATCGCGATGTACCGCCGGCCCTGGGCAATCAGCTCCAGACCTGCCTCGTAGGCCGACTCGATCGCCTGGTCTAGGCCCGAGGCCATCCGCTCACCGCGCGACTTGGCCGACTTGAGGATCCCCGCCTGGGTTGCCTGGGCCAGTTTCGTGTCCCAGAGCCGGGCCCGCTCAACCCAATCGTGGTTCGCGCTCCAGCGGCTCCACGCGCCGGGGACCTGGGCCGCGTCCGGGCGGCCCGAGGACTTGCGGTAGGCGCCGACGATCGTGCGCGGGGTGGGTGAGTCCAGGTAGGCGCGGAAGGCCGTGAAGGCCTGCGAGGACTCGCCACGCTGCTGATCCCAGGGGTTGACCTTTTCCATGACTTAGGCTCGCCGTCGTTTGAACTGGCGCCCGATCCAGTGGCCAATGTCACGGGCCTGGTCGATCCCCGCGGCCATCAGCAGGACGAGCAGAACAAGAGTCGCGATGAGCGCATTCGTGAACGAGTGCCGCCGCAGGCTCATTGCGGGATCTCCGGGGCCGCGGGGATGACCTCGGTCCCGGCCGGCGGCGCGGCCTTCGGCGGCATGCCGAGCGGCCCGGCCGAACCCGGCGAGATGGCCCGGAGCTGCTTCGCGAGCCGGAAGTCGGACCAGAGGAAGGTGTCACCCTCGTAGTGCCCGAGCAACTCGTAACGCGGGTTCTCGGCGAAGGACCGCCACTCCTCGGCCGGCTTCATCACACCGTGGACCTTGCACGGGCAACCCGGCGTCCCGCACTGGCCGGGGATGGTGCAGTCACCACCACAGGTCGGGGTGACGGCCGGTGCATTCGGCTTGGGCGGGCGGAACTGAATCCCCGCCTTGAAGAGCGAGAGCGCAATCAAAACGATCAGGATGAGGTTCACCGTGAACACGAGGCAGCGCGTGACCTTTTCCATCGAGACCTCGGGTCTGGGCGGCTGGGGCAATCAGGAATCGTCGGGCCTGGCCAGGACCATGCCGTAGTTGTCGATCCCCTGGGGGATCGACAGGTCGGGCCGGCGGATCAGCTTGTTGCCCTTGAAGGGTCGGTAATCGACGTGGTGCTGCCAGCGGCCCCACTTGCGGGTGATCTTGACGATGTCAGGATGCTGGCGCTGGAGTGATCGGGCCATCTCGAGACGGCCATCAAACTGGTCATCCTGCCGGTACAGTTCGTCCGTGTTGCCGCCCTTGCAGGTCATCGTGGCGATTTTGTTTGCCAGGAAGGCATTGAACAGGATCGTGCAGTCCCCGTCCTTGAGCACGCGGATCGACAGGTCGGTGTCCTCGTTGTACCGGCCCCGCCAGCGGTGGCGGCAGGCATTGTCGATCAGGATGCACGAGTAGATGCGAGTGTTGACGTAGAAGGGCGGCCATGCCTTGCGCCGGGGGACGAACATCTCGTACTGGAACCCGGACAGCCGGACGTTCAGGTAGCGGTCCGTGAAGTCCTCAGCCGCTGCGAAGATGGCCCCGGTCCAGACATGGCGCTTGATGTTGCCGTGGTAGCGATAGAAGCCCTGGATGTTGTCGTCCAGGATCCAGTGCCGCGCGTGGCCACCGGCCAGGGCGTGGTCCCAGACCCAGTTGCGCGCCGGGATCGATCCCTGGCCGAGATTGCGGAACGGTAGGATCAGCAGGTGTCCGGGATCGATCCCAGCCCCAGCCATGGCCCTGGCATACGCGCCCTGTTCCTGAGGCTCGATAACGAGGCTGAAGGGGACGGACATCTTGGCCAGGTAGCGGGGCGTGATGAGGTTATCCGCTCGCCCCTTCGAGATCACGTAAACCGGGTATCTAGGGTTCATCGCCGCCCAGTTCATCCTCGTCAATGGCATCGACGTAAGGGTTCGCGCTCCAGTTGGCTGCCTCGGCCCTCGGGTGCCAGAGGAACTTGATCCCATCCGTGATTTTCTGGCCGAGCAGCTTTGCGAAGTCCTGGACATCCTCGGCTGAACGAAAATGGATACGCAGGGTGCGGAACGGACTCTGGTCCTCATTCTCACACTCGGGCATCCCCTGCCATTCAGCCATCGGGTCATCGACCTCGACGCCGGCTGAGGCCTCATCGCCGGCGGCCTTGGCCCCGATCCTCTCCAGCAGGTCATCCAGCTCGGATCGCTCGTAGCCGGTCGCCTCCAGGGTCGCCGCGGGGTCAGTCGCGATCGCCTCGAGCATCTCGGCCAAACGCTCCTCATTGCGGCTGCTGAACTCGGCCGTGCGGTTGTCCGCGATGGCGAAGCCGGTCAGGGCCGTGCCGGTGAGGTCTGACACGTTGTACGCCAGGTGCGTCCACCCTAGCCGCCGCGCCGCCGCGAGTTGCCCATTCCCGGCCCGGACGACCTTGCTGGCATCGCCGACGACAAACCGCTGCTGACCGTAGGCGGCATAAGCCGCGGCAATGCGGCGGATCGACTCGTCATCATGGTCGTTCGTGTTGGCCGGGTCCTCATGCAACTCATCGATGGGCACGAGGAAGGACCGGAGCGAGTCTGGCCCCTTCCAGGCAATCTCTTGACCCGGCTTGTCTGGCTTCGCCACGGATGCGGCTCCCGGAACGTGGCGGCTCCGCGCGACCAAATCAGCAATCGCGCGAAGCCTTCAAGGGTGAATGGTGTGACTCAACTCGAGCTCTCGGGACCCGCGCTCTCGGTCGGGATCGCGGCCGGGACGATCGGCTCCTCGGCGGGCGGCAGAGGCAACGGAAGGGGCGGCGCCGACTGGTCAAGCTCGTCAAAGAACCAGTGCCAGGTGCCCGGCTTGCCGCTCGGGTCGTAGAGGACGGAGCCAACCCCGACGTAGGCGCCTTCCAGGCCGACAGGAAAGTCATCAGCCTGGTCGCGGATGACGCAGAGATTGGACATCCCCGGGGCTGTCTCATGGCCGGCCGGCTGCCAGACGCGGCTGATGATGGCGGCGCGAGGCTCGCCCTTGCGGGGGCCGTCCGGGAGCACGTAGATAACGATCCCGCCCAGCATAGGATCCCGGCTAAGATGCTCGAGACAATTCTGGGCGTGGATCATGTCGAACAGGGAATCCCCGTCGACAAGCAGAGTGGCCTTCAATTCTCGGCCCATGACGGCCTCCATGTGGGGAACGGGTCAGTCAGTCAAACGGGAACAGGCTCGGTGACAGTCCGGA